AGAAGATGGGGAATTGTGGTGCAATTGCAAATACCCAAAACTTACATCAAATGCAGGGGGGAGGGGACAGGCTTTATGCTTATTGTGTGGCTATCCGTGGTATCATTAGCCTTGTTGGTAACTTGTTTATATACGCAATTCAATAAATTTAACATTATGCAACTATCAGATTACGAGAAAGAACAACTGAACGAATTTGGTAAATCTATTCAGTCCGGAAGATGGTCTAATGAAGGATTAGTTCAACTTATTGAACTTTCGTCTGGGTTTTTAAATCTGAAAACAATACCTAATTATGCCAAATCGGAAGGAATAAGTTATAATGGGGCCAAAAAATTCAGATGTATCAGGGAAATAGCAGGAGTCAAATTTGTTATTGATAATAAATAAATATCATCCCAATTTGTAATATTAAAATAATAAATTATATTTGCAACTACTTCATTACTTAACAACAAATAATTCGCTTATGACGAAAAATCCAAAATCAATTACCCGGCTCCAATACAGGGATATGGAAAATAAAATCCAGCCTGCTATCAGGGCTATCTCAATTGCATTCAGTAAAACAGGAAAATTAACCGACGACTTTCGTGGATATGAGGTTCCTGCCGGAGAACCTTTCGCTGATACGATGGGCCGTAAATGGCAATTACAGGTTCGTATGGTTGTAGCCAAGGGCGAATTCATTAAGAAGAACGAGGTGAAACCAATGATTAAGAAATGGGCTATCGGTCTTCGTTTGAGAGTGCTGGCGAAGTATGTCATTGAATGGTCAAAGAAATAAAAATGATAACAATAACTTGGGCTGACGCTCTTCATGTTGCGCTATTCTTTTTAGGAGTGGCAATTGCTTTATTTTTGATTTTTATGAGCGTATTCTTATTAAGCTCTTTGGTTGAGTACGTCAAGATTAAATATGCTGAATCTATGCTTTCAAAGGAGGAATTACTGACAATAAAAAGAGAAAAAACCCTAGAAAGAATATTACGTAAAATTGACAATATCAACGCAATTAATGCACATAAAAAGCGGCAGATGATTTGGTTATTCGGAACTGATAATATTGACGAAATAATAAGAGACTATGAAAAATCTAAAAACTAAATTAGCAGACTGTAAAAAATCTTACGACAGATGGCGAGGCAAAAGAAGATTCCGTAATCGGGATGTTACAAAGGCTTCTTTTTTGTATTATTTTATTATAATTAGCTCGGTTTTAATGTTTGGTTACGCCATTATTTCACTGCTTGCTAAAGGACTTCCGTTCTGGATTACATTTCTTCCATTAATAATTTTGGCTGCATATTTAATTTTTGCGTTTATTAGGAAAAACTGGCGCATGATGTGGCTTTATGTATCGGACATGGAGCAGGGCCGGTTACTTCTTTACCTGAATGACCATACGGCTTTCTCTACAGAACATAAGCGTAGGTTGGTTAACTGGGTATATCCAAAAAGTAATTATGTAAGAAATGAGCTTCTTCTTAAATTAAAGGAAGACGTAAAAAACGGGATAGAGTTAAGTGCGAAAGAACGTCTCCAGATTAACAGAAAGGCCGTTTTTTGCCCACAACAGCTTTTGGATGGGGTGAACAAGGCATTTTTGGTGGATGCATTGATTTACGCTCACGAAAACATACTTCCTCTCGATGATGATTTAAGAGATAAGCTGGAATTAACCGACGATAATATTATGAAGTTCGACCTCCGGGCTGAAATAGATAAGTGTCGAAGGAAAGAAGACCGGAAAAAATACGACAAGCTGATTGAAATAGGAATGAGAAAAGTAAAGGAAAATGGAAACTAAATTTGTGCTTTTTGTCTGCTTGATTCACCTTGTTTATTACACATACTTGTTTGTGATAAGTGTTTTGTTTAAGGTTGGAGACATCTCGAATACGCCAAACGAAATTATAAGTAAGCTCAGGTCTGAATACAAAATCAATATCAGGACATTCCAGCGAAATTCCCATCCATACGGAACGGCTTGGTTTAAAACAATCTATTTAAATGAATCTTTATTCAAAAAACCAAGGGCTTTGAGATGGATGTTTTTCCATGAACTATATCACATTCAGAATAATCATAAGTTGATTACGTTGATATTGAGGGCTTTATTTTCATTTATCCCTCTAATTTTGCTTGTGAACGGAATTGTATTTATGGTAGTTTACGCTGCTGCTGCTTATGGATTGACCGAAATAAGCAATAAATTTGAATCGAATGCGAATGAATATGCAAATAAAATGACTTCTGGCAGATGATTAGAGAAACAACTTCTAAGAAAGAACGTAAAGTCGTAAAGGAGTTTCAGAAACTGCTGCGTTCAGGCAAAGATTACACGACTGAGTTTATGTATTCTGAGGCCGGGAATATTGTATTCCTTGCTTCTAAAAGTGCCGGGAATATCGTTCGCAGGTTTTACAAAAACTCGATTACTCCAGAGATGTGCCAATTCATATCCGGGTTAAATGGGGCCTCTCACGAAGAGAAAGTGGTTATGTTTTCGAAGAAGTTTGGGATGTGTAAACGGGAAGGAAGACTGATAATAAGATATTTAAAATGATAGCAGTTTTTGGAGAATCAATGGCTCATATTTTAAGAGATATTCATTTCTCTCCTAAAAAAGAATTTATTACAATAAAGCATAAAGATGATATTAGGGGTTATATTTTTTCTGGAATAATATTGGCTTATGGATGGGAAAAAGACGACAAAGTTTTGGATGCTTATTTAGTGTTAAAGGGAAGACAACCAGAATTATTTAAAGACTTTTTGAGATGAAAGAAGATTACTGCGGATTTACGCACGAAACAAAGAAGTCTTGGATAGACAGCAGAAGACCGGAAACGGCTCCTGTATCATCAAATAAAAAATGTTGGTTAAAAGATAAACTTAAGCAAAAGTGACATGCCTAATGAAAATGAATATATAGCAGAAGTTAGCGACGGAGACAAAATACTGCTCCTGATTGCGTGTAAATATATTACGTCCAATAATGGCTTACAAACAATAATTCATGGGATTCCTAATACTGGCAGTATTGGATTTGAAGTTATTTTGGCTGTTGTTCCAAATAAATATATAGTAACTTTAAACGAATTAAAAACAGACGATGAAAAAGAAAATATCTGAAAAGAAAATCGAGTTGTCAGAAGGAGACATAAGAGTAATCCTATGGATTGATTACGAGAATAAAAGATTTGCCATATTCCCGAATAGCGGAGATAAATTTAATTTCGGTGGCCCAAATGTTGCTGACAATGTTATCGCTGTCGCAAATCTAATCCGCAATGCTGCTGAATTTGCAAAGATTGAACTGGAAGAACCAAAACCTGATTTCTGGCATGATGAGCAACACAAACAAATGACAGAGCATTTTTCTGCGCCAAGGATTATTTATGCAGTGGCAGAACATAATAAAAAATTAGTTCCTGCAACCGCAGTTAGGTCTGAATATAATGACGGCCCGGGATATTTTGCATATCAAATGACTCAGGAAGAAATCAATTCTTTCGAAAAAGCAATGAAAGAATTTTATGATAATCCATCCAGAAAAGGAGTAACAACAATCGACAGCAAAAACATCATCTTCCTTCCGGTTACAAGCAAAATAATATCGAACGATGGATGTTCCGCAGATATAGTTATGAATGACGCTGAAAAAGCTATATATGAGGATAATATAAACAAGCACAAGATGGGAGAATTAATCAGAATAGCGCTTACTGCCGAACAAATCCTGTCGTTGCCTATCGAAATAAAAGAAAGTAGGTTTAATGTCGGCAATGGAGATTTGTACGATATTGCGTTAAGTCCTACTGAATATTTTAATTTTTGAAACAAATGAACCAAGAACAAAAACTAAATCTTGACCTTGATATTAGCAATCTTTTCAAAGAGCTAGTAAATAAGGACAATCCGGTGGATGCAGCAATGTACGTAAGAGGAGATGCTGAATTCCAGCACCTTACAGTAAATTTGCAGGGAGATGCAAGAGTTTTGGCTCAGGCATTTCATGTTCACATGGGGAATAATCAGGAATTTAAAAGATTAATATTCTCTATTGTCGGAACATATTTATCTAAAAACCCGCAGGATGAGTTTGAATTTAACGAAGGAGTGAAACTTGTAAAACAAAGTTTTGGAATAAATTGAACCCGGTATAATCGCAGTAATCCGGGCTATATGTTTTAGAGTTATGACAGCTAAAGAAAAGGCAAAAGAACTATTTTATTTTACACAGAAGAAAATGCTTGACTCTGGAATGGCAGTATCTAAGCAAAATGTGAAAGATATGTGCATTCTTATTCTGGATAACATAGACGCTGCATTAACCGAACACGCGAAAGATATGCCTGAGCTTCAAAATATGGAGTCTGAATTCAGGTTTTACGAAGAAGTTGAAGAAGAAATTAGAAATATGAATAGTTGATGAGCGCAGAAATTTCATTTAAAGAGTTTGTAGAAAAGTTCTTCCCGGAAGAATACGAAGTTATAAATAAATATCATCTCGAATATTTGGATTTATTATCAAAACAAATAGAATCCAATCCGGGATGCTCATTCATCGTTTCTCTTCCAAGAGGAGCCGTAGGCATAACTGAGTCTCAGTTGGAGCTTATTAAATCAAAATTGGATGGGTTACGGGCCGTAGAAATCATTAATGATGATATGATTGGGATAGTTGAGTCAGCTAAGATAGGACACTGTGGCAAGGGCTTAATCATCGTAGGAAATAAGAATACGCCTCCGTTTGAAATAAAAAATTTAGCGGACATCGAACTATTGGTACCTGCCCCAATCGAGCTGACTGAACCCATCAAAGAAAAAAGAAAAGGACACGAAAGACCATATAAATATCACAGATAATGAAAAATACAAAATTTAACAAAAGAAACTTTATCCCCAGAATAATCGTATCTCCATTTATTCTGGCAATCCTCCTTATTTCTCACAACTTATTTGTGATTAAAAGATTCTGGCATTTCTTGAAATTTGGCGGAGAATACATTAACTTTGAGCAGAATGAAAGAGCTACTATTCAGGACATCTACGACCAATTGAAAAAACAGAACGAAATGAAGCCACTGGATGAGCAGTATGAAAGGTTGTGCCGGGGAGAAATAACAATGAGTGAATATATAGATGGGATATAATATGTCAAATTAAAGGATTACGATGGAACTAACTCATAAACAAGAATCTTTTGCTCAGGCTGTCGCTGCCGGAGATACTTATTCAGATGCATACAGGAAGTCGTATAATTGCAATAATATGTCCCAAAAAAGTATTTGGGAAAAATCTTCCGAGCTAATGTCTGATGTCAAGGTTTCGTCAAGGGTTGCTGAATTAAGGGAAAAGACCGTAAGGAACAATGAAATGACCATTACGGAGATACTTGAAAAGCTCGCAAATTGGGTTAGGTTCAATCCTAAATCAATTATGAATCCTGACGGAACCGTAAAAGAGTTTGCGGAAATGACTGACGAAGAAGCTGAATGCATTCAGGACTTTCAGGTCAGGGAAATTTATGGCGATGGCGCTGTCGTTGGCGTAATTAAATCAATCAAACTTATTGACAAACGGGCCACCGCTGACATGTTTATGAAGAAGTTCGGAATGTATGTGGATAAGATTAAACTCGACGTTCAAGACCTTTCTCATTTGCAGGAAATTTTAGATGGAATAAATAAATGATTATGAAATCAAATGAATTAAGAATTGGTAATTTATATTCCGAAAATGGTATTGCTAAAACAGTAATGCCTATTGATATTCAGAATCTACTCAGGTGTGAAAAGCATGGCATAGAAAGCGACATGAAGCCTATTGTGCTTACAGAAGAATGGCTGTTAAAGTTTTCGTTTAAACACCGTATTGACCGTGATATTGTGGCGTATGAAAAGAAAAACCTAATTGTCGAATATTTATTTGATAGATGGACTGCAAGATTGTATGAAACACATTTAACATCAATTCAGATAATTGAATTAAAATTTGTTCACCAGCTTCAAAATATTTATTTCGCTTTGACTAGTGAAGAATTAATTTTAAAGTCTTGATTGCCATGTCAAAACAATTCACTATAATTGCATCATACTTACCGGCTTTCTGCCGGGATATTTTCATAAAGTTTAGGTTTAGTTTAAGGTTTGTTTAATTTCCGGGAGGTTGTTGAATCTCCCGGTTTCACCTTCTCTAAAACTAAGCAAAAAAAACAAACATTAATAACTTAAAATTTTATAGTATGAAAACTATCAAGTCCACAGAATTAAAAGCAGGAAACATCTTCTGCAAAGAGTTAAAATTGATTGGCAGGGTTGCATTCAAATGCACTGGAATTGTCGAGCAGAAAGAAACAAAGAAAGGCCCGGTTCGCGGATATGCCATCATAACTGAGAGAACAACAGAAGCCAAGACTTCTAAGCTGTATTACGATTCGACCCCTTATGTTATATTGCTGCATGAAAGCTAATGAAACACCATGTAACTTTTATTTGTTACAGTAACAAATAAAAGTTACATTTGTATTAAAAAATGAAATTAGTAACGAATAGTCGCTTGTATGTCATTAGAAATAATGAGTTTGGAATAACTAAAATAGGTATAGCACACAATCCAATAGACAGGATGCGCTCATTGGAATTTTCGTGCGGATGCAGGCTGTCTCTTGAATATCAAACAGTGCCGATAATTGATTTCAGAAAAGTAGAGATGGCGTGTCATGAACATTTTAAGGCAAGCAGAAAGTATGGAGAATGGTTTACCGTAAGCCCTGAAGAAGCAATAAAATATATATCTGGAATCAAGCTAAAAGAAGATGAATTGAGTAGAATGTATTTAGATGGGTGTCATATAAGTGCTATTGCGGAAAAATTTAATGTGAGTCGTCAGGCTATATTAAAAAAACTTGAAGCATATGGGCTAAGAAAAGCGGAACCAATAGTAAATGATGTTTCAAAAACAAAAAATAAGGTATTTTACGAAACAAAAGCACTACAAAATGACAATATAGATATTGACATCCCAAAGAACGAGGGTATTTCAATAAATATTAGTAGCAGCAACTATGAAAGAGTCGGCAAAAATAGATATAAACACAGAAAATCAGGAGAAATATTCCATGTAGAATATAAGAATAATAAATTTGTGGTAGTGAACTAAACAAATGAAATATACATTCAATCAGAAATTAGCTTTTGTCGAAAGATGTATAAAGTCTTGCGATAGGATAATCCAGCTTCCTGCCTGTTTTAATATGTTGGACTTAATCGAGCCTTCTACGGCTGATGAAATCATATTTAAATACTTGGCTGGATTGAAGATTATAGATAAGCGCAATGAGATAATTAGTATCAATGAGATTAAGGAAATAGAATCAAATTATTATAGCTTTGGATGGGCTTTGTAAAATCCATTAAAAAATATGAGCGATTTCAAGACACGGTTAGAAACAGAAAAAGTTGAGTTGGAAGAAAAAGCTGATAGATTGGATGCTTTTCTAATGTCCGAAAAAGTAAAAGATATTGACGATGTTCAAAAGGCTCTTTTGCAAGTGCAAGCATCCGCGATGAATACATATTTGCAGTGTTTGGAAGAAAGATTGGAGCGCCTGTAATAAACAAAAAAAGTAGTGAAATAGTACGCCATTACAGCGTACTATTTTTACATATTATGCCACATGTCATTCTTTTTAACATGCACTTTATCCTGCATCTCGTCATTTACTTTTAGTGCAATCGCATACGCCAAAGCAGCATTGACTTGAATTCCTTCCCGGCCTGCAACTTCCCCAGTGTCCTTCTTTCTTTCCAATAGCTGTGCTTCTTCGAATACTTCCAGAGGAATCTCAGTGACTTTGGCTGTCTCGAATTGCTCTTTCAGGTTATGGAACACTTCTCTGGAGCTTGACCTGTTTACTTCAAATCCATATTCGGCTTCGCGCTTGTGTTTGATTTCGTTCATCGTAAGCCTAAAGAACAGATTGTCGTATTTCATTTTCCGGGCCTCTGTGATTGCAATGTGGCTAAGGTCGTTTTCCTCGTTCTGAGCAGAGCCGAGTTCTTTCTTGACGGCTATTACCAGTTTTGCCTTATTTGCGATATTTGCCATCTCTACGGCTTTCACGGCGAGTTTTTTCGCGCTCATATCATTTGATGTAAACATAGACTGAACAGACAGGTTTGTTCTGTCTAAAGTCAGGATGCAGTTCTTGCCTCCTCTTTCATTCTCAGAAGTCAACACAAGGACTGTGATGTAGCGATATTTATAAAGGTTGTTTGGATAGTCGAACAACTGAATGTCCATCTTGCCTTTTTCTTCATAGGTAGTTGCGATGGTAAGCCGGTCGATTTGAGCCGAAATAGCCACTGGGAACGAGCCTTGAATGTGCGGCCTCATCCGGTTGAAAGCATATTGTTCGATGAAAGTATTTTGTTCAATGAAATAGTGATGTGTTGCGTACCCAAGGTTGTCCACTTGTTCATCGTGTGCTGCTCTTGGGAACCCGCATATCTGGGTCAGGAATTCATCATTCCATTTGCCTTTAATCAGCTTAATCCTGCTTGATTCTGCCTTTGGTGATATTGTGTTGTGTCTGGCTGTCTTGCCTTGCTGTACGATATTCTTTTCTCCTTTGCTGGTATTCTGTCCGATTAGAACAAAGTTGTAGTCTGTTTCGGCTTCAATCAATTGCGACAATGAATACCCGGACGCTTTTGGTTCGATGAATATACGGCCTTTATCTTCGCTGAATACTTTATTCGCCCCAAGCTCTTTTATAAAAGCAAGCAGCCTTGGGATAGCCATATAAACATTGAATGCGTCCTTGACGTAAAGAGTATGATTCTTAAATCCTGCCACCATTATGCCTGTCGGGTCGTTTTCTGTCTTCTCTGTGTAGGCGCCATCAATCCACAAATCCCAATCAATGTCGTCTCGCTCATCAACTATTTCAAACATTGAAGGCTTGATGGTTTGTTCTTCCAAGTTAAACGGGGCCTGTAGGTATTGACAGGTATATGGGCCGGAAGTCATACCTGCTTTCAAGGCCATTAAAGTATCTATCGACTTTCGAACCGGGTCAAGAATTCCGTCAGTATAAATTGATTCTGCCGACTTTGGAACTACCTGCGAAACTGATGTTATCTGGGCCGGAAGGCAAACGTGAACGATGTCGATATTTTTATTCAGAGTATGTCCGCTTAAATCGTCCTGATGCAATCTCTGGGCGATGATTATATCCAGAAAACAGTCTTGGTCTTTGTGGCGGTTCGTAAGTGTTTCTTCGTCCCATTCGTTTACATGAACCCTTTCTGTGTCAGACTTAGCCATTTTAGGGTCTTGCATGTCGTCCTTGATGATAAAGTCGGCGTGCATACCGGTAATGGCGCCATCTACAGAAGTGTTAAATCTTTCTCCTTTGAAGTTGTTTACAATCTGGTTGTTGTTCTGGATGAGAATTTGAAGCGGCTTTTTGAATCTGAATGTAAATATGTTATCAAATAGTAAATGCCATTTATCGCTGTCCGTGATTGCTCTGGACTTGTTGGCATGACGTTTTGATAATTCGCCGGAGTAAGAAACATTTGTTGATGTCAGGGTCGGGTCGTGCAGCCAAATCCACATTGGAAACGCGATGGTGACAATGGTTGATTTGGAAGAACCGGGAGGAACATTTATGATTAATGTCCTCCTGATTATTTCCTTCCTTACGACTTTCATCGCGTGAAACTGCAATGTGTCGCAAATGTATTTTATGTGGGCTGCATCTTTGTAAGAAGAGCCAGACATTTCAGGCCAGAATGTTTTAAAGAAAGTATAGAAGTCGTTAATACATTCTACTCCCATCCTAGCCGCATTCTGTTCCAATCTGGTTTTATCCTGACTGTAAGCCATGGTTTATTTCTCCTCTCCTAATTCGCTGATAACCTGTCTAGCCCCTTCGATTGTGCCGGAAACAGGTTCTTTTGAGTTCTTGTTAGGATTCTTGACAAATTCAATTTCTTCATCTATGGCAGGCTGGAGTTCTGCGTCTTCATACAGTGATTTCAATTTTGAAGTTATTCTCTGAATATACCTGTACTTGTCGGCATTCGGGTCTGCATTCTTTTCTTCTGCCGGGAGCTTATTCCATTCCTGCATCGCCTCGAATGCATTATTAAATTTAGTCATATCCCCAGACTCGTTGAAATAATACTTGTTTATATAGGTTGCTGCCTGTTTTTCAAAGTATTTTTCCTGTCCTTCATAAGCTGCCTTCACCCGGTTCATGTAGTCTTCCTGAGATTCACCTTCTTTTGGTTTGGCGGCAATCTTTCTGCGCTCTGATGTCGGCATATTAAGAATAAGCATGATGTCATTGGCTGTATTCTCCTTGTCTTTAATCAGACCTTCTAAGCCTTGGTATATATTGAATGCGGTCGTTAGGCTCAATCCCTTCGCTCTTAATGCAATGTCTCCTGCTACATAGGCTGCTTCCGGGCTTATTAGGCCGTTTTCGGTTATCGCACTGCTTATCTCATCATTGATTTTCTGTGCTTCCTGTAGCATGATAAATGGAGAATAATCAAACCCTTTTATTTTAGTATCAACATATTGTCCAATCATAACTGTTCCGTCTAATGGAGCAACGGCGGCAGATACCAGTAAATCCTTTTTCTTTTCATCATCGTCGTCTCCAAGCGTTCCAAGTATCGCAGGAAGGCCATATCTCCAAGCCATTCCAATGACGACTCCAAACAATGTGGTTTTGTTCGCATTATTTACAAATGCCTTGGCTAAATCCTTTCTGGCTGCACTTGTAGCATCTTCTTCAGTCATGCCTGATAGCTTATATTTACCTATAAGGTTTTCTCTCAATGAGCCATCTCCAAACGTAATCCTGTAATTCTCCACAATCGACTCAATCATTTTTCGCATGAATGAATAGTTTGAGTTCTGGAATGTAGTGACTGCTCTTGCCATCGCTCCACCAGACTTCTGTAATGGAGAAATGAATTCATCCAGCGCACTCTGCTGTGTTTCGTTATAAGCAATTGATGCTGATATTAAAGCTAGTCTTTTTGCTTCTGTCTCATCCATTCCTTTCTTAAGGTTCTTCTGTAGTTCATAAGCGTAAACAGACCTTGCTCCTGCTGTTACAGCTAAGGCATCAACCAACCTATTTGGAAACATTGATATGTCAACTATGTCGCTTGCCTTCCTGTCTAAAGCAGTGCTTCCTGCGGCCCTGAGAAGTTTCTCGTCTCCAAAGTTCTTGGTTTCCCATCTGTCTTTGAATCCCGGAAGATTTTCCATAGCCCATTGGAAATTACTGTACCATCTTGCAGGAGTAATATTGTAAGCCAACCTAATGTGATAAGCAGGATTAACTGAATATCCCATGAATGCAGGATAGCCCAAGAACTGTTTGATTGCAGTAGTTAACCTAAACCCGATTGCTGCACCAGCAAAAGCCCTGTTGTACTTACCTACGATTTTATCGAAGTGAGTGGTGTCCTGCTGGAAGGCTCTGACTGCTACGATTGCTGCATCTTTGAATAGTTTGTACGAGCCTTTCATATTGGCTTCCAGACTGTTTTTAAAGAACTTGTTATTCAATACATAGTTTAAATCCTTGCGAACCATTGCATAAGCATTCCATTCTTCCATCTCGTTTATGTTGTCGATGAGAATATCGAATGCGTTCGTTGACAGGGCAAGAGTATTTTTGTTTCTTATCCTGTTGATAATCGAGCCGGTCATTGACGATGGCAACCTCTCTACGTCTGGCTCAGTCAAGTCTTTTGGCTTTCCTTGGATTTCAGTGTTATCATATTTCAATGGGAAGTAACCATCGCGTTTTGACATTGAGGCGCCAAATACACGGAGATGAGTTTCATTGTATTTATCCCGGCGCGATGGCAGGAAGCTATCCTGAATCCAATCCATGAAGTTTACAAGCTCAGAAGGAATAACTGCTGAAATTTCATCAATTTTCATCTCGTCAATTCCCATTGCATCCAGCTTGGCCCGTCCGTCTTCCATCTTGGAAACTGCATAAATATACAAAAGCTCGCCATTGGTCATTTGTATTTTGTGCTGTTCGCCTTTCTTATCCATGTATTCCAGAGTAACCTCACTGTCTTTATTGCTCAATTGATTGAGTTTACCCCAAGACATTCCGGTTATTCTTTGTGCTGCTTCTTCAAATTCTTCTCTGGCAGTACGAAGTCCGGCCCTGTATTTATTTCCTGCTTCCGATACGCTGGTTTCCGGGTCAATCATAAAGTATTTATATAACTTGCCTTCGCCCATTAAACTGTTCGTATCAACCAGCTTAAGCATTGTATTGAAGGTATTCAATGTTCCAAGTGCAAAGTCTTTAAAGCTGATGGCTGCATTTCTTAACCAGCTCAGTTTACTGCGCTCCTGTTCCTTCCTTGTGGCCTGTGACCAATCCTTGCTGTTTTTTACTGCGGCATTGGCTATCTCATTGACAGTCCTTCGACGTTCAATGTTTTCCTGAATAAACTCTTTAAGCTCCAGCCTTCCGCCTTTAATGATGGTCTCCAGTCCTTTGATAAGCTCGTTAGTACCATAAATCAAGTCCCTTTTAGCGGCAGTGCGTTCTTTTTCAAGTGCTGAATTACGATTAGAGCGGGATGTTTTATCAGCGATATACAAGTCCGGGTCTTTCTCGTTGTAAATTGATTTCATTTCGTCCTCAATCTCTTTGAGATTTTCCTCGTACTGATTGATTAACGCCTGCTTTCTGAGTAATTCAAGGACTTCTAATTCAGATATTTGTTCTGGATTGAGTTCTGTTTCGCCTTCCTCATTGGCATTTAACCTGATGTGTTCGTCGTAAATCTCAGCGATTCGCGAATCAATGTCCGGCTCCTTCATTCCTTTTTTGGCCTTGAAGTCCTCAATCATCTTCCGGGTATCGTCGCTAACTGTCTTTGCAATGGAAACTCCCCTGTCGTTTTTCTTCTTGACTTTGAGTTTTTCGAGTTTGTCCAGCTTCGATTTGGCCTGTTTAAGCTCGATATTCACGGCAATTTCATCAATCTTGTCGAATGCCTGCTGAATCTTATAAGGAGTTTTGGCATTCTTAATCAGGGCCATAAGTGTTTTATGTTCCGGGATATTGGCATCTCCAAGGTTGTGTTTGCTTTGAGCGTAGTTTATTAAAGCCTGTTGAATGGCATAAAGCCTTTCTTCGGCATCTTTGGCTCCAAGTTTATATACTTTCCTGTATTCAGCGATTTCAGCGCGAATATCCTCAATATCCTTAACATCGGTTGCTGCATCCTTGTTTGCTTTAAGCTCGTTAATTCGGGCTGCTGCTTCGCTCAGGAGCTTGATTTTATCCAGAGTGTCCAGAAGTTTGTTGACTTCCGGGTTGGTGGATGGGATGCGGAAACGAACATCGGAATTTGGCTCAATTAATATCTGGTCATTAGATAAAGCTATGTACGAATCATTTTTCTTTCCGACAACTTTCTCATATTCGTTTATGTAGATAAACCCATCTATATCCTCCCATTTGCCAGACATTTCATTAGCTGTGTGAGCATATTTTTTCAGATTATCTATTTTAGACAATGAGTAGTCGTATTCGTATTTGAGATTTTTGTCTTTTTTGCTGTCGTCGATATATTTATTCCATCCCTCAATATCGTTAAATATGTCTCTTGTTGTCCAGTTTTTAAGGTCTGGTATATGGGCTGGATTTTTTAAATTTATCTTAGCTGCAATTACTATTCCTGATATTTGCTCCCCTGTGTTATCATTATACCTCTTAGAAAATCGTTCAGCTAAAGATTTATGTGGCGTAAAATGGAACCCTATGTCTTTTGTTTTTTCGAAATCTGTCAGAATTGTCGCTTCGCTACCATGATAAACAGTTTCTTTTATCTGTGAATCGACAATAAAATCATCCAGTTCTTTTTTATTTTCTGCAATTCTAAACCTTATATCCGGGTTATCTGAACTGAATTGGCTGGTGTTGCCTAAACTTTCATTTAAGAATATCTGGTCTTTCCTGCTTACATCTTCCGTTTCTTCCAACAAGAAATGTCTCCTGTTATCGTCATTCATCGGAATCCTGTTCTGGACATTACGGGCTTCTACTTCCCCGGCCAGTCTTTTGTATTTGTCGAAAGTGTCGTAATCCCCTACTTCGTCTTTGTAGCGTTTCAGTGCTTCTTTTTTCTCTTTCTTTGAAAGCTCATCGAATGGAGTTTCTTCATTGGCTCCGCCTTCATCGTTCCACCATACAGCTACGTCGGAATAATCTTCAAACATTTCGGTGTTTCCGCCTCTTGCAAATCCTTCTATCTCCTGAATGGCGTGTTGGATTTCATGGAGTAAAACAGATTGTAGTTCTTCGTCAGATAAACTTCTGTCTAAGTCAATTTTATATTTATTTTCATATTTATCAATTACCTCAAAAGAACCTTTCCCAGATTTAGTATAACCTACCCAAACATTTTTTAACTGTGGATATGCTTTGTATAAATTATCGTCCTGATATATTTCTGAAAGTTTAGGCAACATTCCAATAGTTGCAACTTTTGGTACTTCATGTAATTTTGTAAAATCAAATAGTTTTCCGTCCGGTACTTCATACCTCCATTTACCATCTGCCCCTCTTTGCCATCCGGTAGCGAGAAGAATTTGTTTAGCCTCTTTCCCCGAAGTTTCCATTTCCTTAGCCACTTTAAGGTTATCAAGTCTTGTTGTTGCTTCTTCTGCTTTATCTAAGTTAGCTGCTCCTTTTTCGCCCAGAATCCTAAACATCGGCATACCTTCTGTCAAAGCTGATGTTCGCATTGATTCGGTGATAGGTAACGACAATACATTAAGTCCTGCCTTTTCGTTTCTTGATTTATATGGTTTTCCCTCGTATTCGTAATATTCAGGCAGTTTTGTTTCCTCCACTTTTGCCCCGAACTTCTTACCTAACTCTTTTGCTGCGTTGGGAACAATGGCATCGTAAAAGGCTTTCATGCCTGAACCGCCTACTCTTAAATCTTGGCCATCAAATCTCCACAATGCTCCGGCCTTGTACCCTTTTTTGTCAATTATTTTTTGTGCAAGTTCTTTCCCTACAATGTTTTCAAGTTCATTTGCAGAAACATTCTCGTAGTCAAAATCCTCATTAAATTCTTGTCCTTTAGGTTTGATTTGTAAACTATATGATACATTACCGTTATCGTCGTAGTTATAATTAACGTCGATTGCATCTACCTGTTTACTCAAATCATACCTTTCAGCCTGTACATAACCAGTGGTCCATGCTATCCTGTCAAATCCGTTTTCTGCTGCATAGCGTATCATTCTCCGAAGTGCAAGGTTTACCCATTGTGGGGTTTGTTTGAATGGCATGTCGGGAATATTTGAAAATGAATATTGATTTAATTTTTGTAATTCATCTCCAAGTTCTTTGTATTCTTTGCTTTCATCAATTGATGATTTTCTTTCTTGTTTCAGTTTGTATAATTTTTCAAACTCATCTTCTGTTAAAGCTGTTTTTGTGAAATATTCACCGTATTTTTTCTTTAATTGATTATTATAATCTGAAAATGCCTTTACGGAAGGATTAGAATTAATCATTTCCTCTCTACGCTTTTCAATCTCTTTAATCCTATCCTTTATTTTTTGTTCTTCTTTGCTATCCGCAAATCCTTCCTTCTTCCCTTTCTGCGCCCAATCTGACTGTATTTCTTCAATGAATAATACTTTGTTTCCTTCGCTGTCTGTACGCTCGTTAAAACGGATATGTGCAAGTATGTTGGGTTCGTCCCAATGGGAAGAACGAAAAATATTGTTATCTAATTCATCCTGTGTTACAGGTGAACCATATTTCTCATCATATTCCTTTCTTACAGAATCTTTAAAGTCTTGATTTAGTTTTGAAAATTCTGTTGGCTTATACCCTTTTTCTATTACATAGTCATAAAAAGATATTCTCTTTCTCGGCATTGTCAGCAACACTTCCTTGTAGTTTTCTCCTCC